CAGCCCAAGGCCAGCATGGTCTCGAGCTCAGCCCGCTCCTCGTCGCCCCAGCCAACCAGTTCGGCGATGCATTGCTTCAGTCGTTCGTCCTTCAGCTTCGAAGCAGCGACCATGAGGTACTCAAGATCGTCGCGACTGAGGTTCCCTCGGCCATGCATCAACGCGGTGCAGCGGACCGCGTAGTGCTTGATCAGTGAGTCGTGATACTCCTTCGAGCCAACCTGCACGGTCTTTTGCTTCTTAGGCATGGCCTGAACCTCCGCAGGCTGGGCAAGGCATGTCGATGCTATGGAAGCCGTGCGTCTGCTTGACCTTGCCGCTGCCTGAACAGGTGCTGCAGGGTTTGGGCGCGCTGGCTTCTTCCATAGCGACCTTGTAGGCCTTACGGATCTCGTTGAACTCAAAGGCGTTGCCGCCGCGGTCGGGGTGGTGGACCATGACCAACTCACGCCACTTCGCCTTGACCTCATCAGGCGTCGCGGTCTCAGTCAGACCTAGAGTCGCGAACGCCTTGCTCATACCAGACTCCATCCAAACTTGAACAGCAGCCACATGAGTTTGAAGGCCAAGCCGGTCAGCACCAAAGATACTGGGCCACCGAGCAACAGGACCGACCAGCTCACGATGAACTCACGCCAGTTGCTGGCGCCGTAGCGATCACGCCTCCAGTTCATTCAGCACCTCGTCCAGTTTGGTGGCGTACCAGATGGCCTTGCGGTTGTCCTCGACCGAGTCAGCCTTCTTGCCCAGGCGCCACTGGTACTTGATGACCTGGCCACGCAGGAAACCGATGAACTGCTCCCGGCCCAGGGCGGCACGGATGGCGTCGATGCACTCAACCCCGTTGTCGGTCTCGGCGTAGTGGGGCGGGTGGTTGACCATGTCCTTCTTAGGGTCGGTCTTAGTGGTCTTGCGTTGCATCGAGAATCTCCTTGAGTGAGGGCATGACATGGAGCAGAGCGAGGCGGCACATGACCGCAAGCTCACGATGCTCCTTCTGGGTACCGTTGCCGGCACGGAGTTGGATGTAGTGAATCCAACTGCGGATCGAACCTGCCATGTACAACCGGCTGACGGTCAGGCCCTCAGGCAAGACCGCCCTGGCCACCTCCTTCGCGATACCTTGCTCCAAGGCCCACTGGTAGGTCTGGCGGGTCAGCTCAGCTGTTCGGCTTTGCAGCGTGCACCACTGGCGTTGCAACTCAGCATCATCGGTCTCAGTGCTGTTCTGGCGGTTCTTGGTGTCTTGCAGACGGGCTTCGCGGAGCATCACATCGTCGGTGACCTCGGCGTACCGCTGGCTGAACTCTTGGAACGAGAACGAGCGGTGGCGCAGAATCTGCCGGGCGATGTCGCGGGTTGTCTGGATCTCCATGACGGCGTGGGCCATCTCGAACGGCGACCAGTGGTGGTTGCGAGTCAGGTAGTTCAGCAGACGAGGGGCCGTCTCGTGGTTGGCTTGGTTGCTCGGGTTCGAGACCCGAGCGCAGTAGGCCACCAGCTCCTCGCCCGTCTGAACGCCATCAAGCTCGATGGGCTGCGTGAAAGCGATCAGACGGACTTGGCTCATGACTCTTCGCCCTCGTCGAGCTCAGCGCACAGGCCGTTGATAAACTCGAGCAGCTCGGCCTTGGCGGTCGGCACGCCGGTCTGCTCAATCTCGACGTCCTTCTTCTTGCAGCCCAGCTGCTCGACCAGCTCGTCACGCTTGGCGCGAGCATCCGCGTTCGTGGCCGCGTAGCGCTTGGCGCCCGGGCCTGTTACCAGATAGCAGCGCATAAGAAACTCCTTATTTACATTGAGGTGAAAAGAAAGGTGCCTAGGAACTGAACTCCTGGCACCCTTGCGGCTGTGAAGCTTAGGCAGCTTCCTTGATACCGGCGACGATGCCCTTGATGACTTCCTTCGCAGCCTTCGCAGCGGCCTTGTCCTCGGGCAGCTCGGCTTCCTTGATCACGGTCAGGACACGCTTGGTCTCGGCCTTCACGGCCTTGGTGACTTCCTTCTCGACCAGGGCGGCGACTTTCTCGTCTTGCAGCAATTTGCTCATGATGAACTCCAATTGGTTGATGATAGCCTTGGGAAGATCCCCTCAGCAGTTGCGATTCTAATCTGCGCCAGCACGGCTGTAAACATGTGGTTTCAATATTTTGCGGCTTTTTGCCCGCTTTGCTTCTTGTCCCACTTGTTCAGGTGCTCGATCACAAGGGGCCCAACAGCCGTGAGCCAGTGGTCCACGTTCCGCACCGCGTAGAACCGGCCCTGAGACCCATCGGCCAAGCGCACCGGCTTCCCGTTGCAGACCTGCCTGACCCCGGCCCGCGCCAGCTCGCGACCCAGCCCGTTGGCTGTGGTGCCGGTCCGCCCAGTTGGGTCGTAGAACTGCAGCAGCTCCTTGCTGGTGAACAAGTCCTTGTCGATGACCAGCTCCCCGACCCGCAGCACGTGGTCCGGGGTCGCCAGGAGCATGCGCACCCAACCGGCTAGGTCCGATTGCACGTTGGCGATCATCCGCTCCTTGGCTGCCGTCTTGAAGGCCGGGGCTGCCGGGTTGAAGTCGCCCAGGTCCAGGTTCAGCAGGTAGTCGAACACCGCAGCCGAGCCGCCCGTGTCCAGCCACAAGTCGTACTCCATGTAGAACGCCTCGTCCATGGGGCCGACTTGCACCTCGTGGATGAAGAAGCGCCGGTCGTCGTCTTCCAAGAAGAACGAATCCGGGTGATTGGCGGTGAAGAAGTAGTTGATGCAGTCCGGCACCGTGTAGGTAGGCACGTACTTGCCGTTGACGCGGAGCTCCCGCTGCGTGATGAGCTTCTTGAGGAAGTCGGCATCCTGCCGCTTGTTCGAGCCGGTCACGTCGTCGCCCATGACGAACTGCTTGCCCTCGGCCCACTCGTTGAAGGCGCCGTGCAGATCCATCTGGCTAATCTCGGTGAAGTTCTTCCCGTAGATCCGGGCCAGCGTGTAGCCCAGCAGTGACTTACCTGTACCGTGGCGGATGCCGTGGATGACGACCGAGCTGAACAACTTGACACCCGGGTGCTGCAAGGGGTAAGCGCACCAGCGCAGGAACCACTGCTTGGCCTCAGGTTCGGCGTTCGTGAAGATGTGGTCGACAAGCTGCAGGAACAGACTGACGTCGTCCTCAACCGGTTCGACACCCCAGCCCGGCCAGATGTTGAACATAGGCCTCGGCTCCGTGATGAAGCGCTCAGACCCAGGCTGGTAGGTGAGCTTCGTGACCTCCGTGCGCAAGGGCCAGCGCAACCAAGCGGCAGCTGCCGAGACCGCCTTAAAGCTGACCGCGCCATCCTGCTTGAGGTTTCGCTCATGGTAGTTGAGAGGCGCCTGCAGGTGCTCCTTGAAGGCAGATGGTGAAGCCTTGAACCGGGTGTCTTGATCGACGATGAGACCCGGGTCTTGCACGTAGACGTACTTGTCGTTCAGCGACCACAGCGGAGCCGTCAGCCCCAGGGGCTCAGCCTCCGTGAGCAAGCCGCGGAACATCGTGACGGCTGAGGGTCCGGCGTGGACGAGGAAGTCATCAAGCCCTACCTTCTCAAGGCCTGGTAGCTGCGGCAGCGAGACCAGATGCACGAAGCACCCGCGCCGATGCAACTCCTCAGCCAGTTCACGCAAAGCCGCGCAGACCATGGGGTTGGTCTTGTAGTCCGAGTCGAAGCAGATGTAAACGTTACGCTTGAGCCACCGCACGAGGTCGAGGCTGGGGAGCCAATCGACGCCGAGTTTGTGGCTGCGCCAGTTGTACACGCCACCCAGCCCGATGGTGGGGAAGCCTTCCTTGCAGGCCTTGGCGGCTTTGAGTTCGCCCTCAGTGAGGATCAAGGGTTGGTCGGTGTCGCCAAGCAGACCAGACCAGTCTTGGTTGGCTGGGTAGTAGGCGACGGGCGCCGTGTTGGGTTCTTGCACGTACCTGACTGGCTTCTTCTCAGTCATCGATGAGAAGTCAGTTGCGGTCTCGAGGTACCTGAGGCGGTAGAAGGGCTTGCTGCCCGGCCAGTCGCTGAGGGGTTTGCCGTCAGGGTCTAGGTAATCGATGCGGAGACTACAAAGCTGCTTGAATGCTTGGTGCTGAGCCGCCGTCTGCTGGGCTCCTAAGCAGTGCATACTAAGCAGCTTGGCGTCGTCGAGCGTGAGCCCGCTTGATTTGAGCTTGGCTTCGCCTAGGGCGAGCGCTTTGTGGTCGGCGGCTGGTGCCGTCTTCTTTCTTGTGGTTGCCATTGTGTTTCGGTCCTCAATTCGTCGATCATAGCCGCCTCAGCATCGGCCTACCATGCGCTCAGCCGCATGAAAAGGTGGCCACCCCGACCATGAACCTTGCTGAGGGGATCGACGCGGACCATGGTTTAACAACCGAAGGAGACGTCACGACCGGGGCGGCCAAGACAAATTCTAGTTCGATTATTGCCAGACGTAAACGGTGGGTTATTTCTCCTGCCCGTAAGGCAACTTGATGATGTCTACCACCTCCATGGATTCTTGATCGAAGAACTGCGCACGAAGTCCTCCGGCCTTAGAGAACTTGATCTTGAGTGTTGACTCTTTGACACCTGCAAGCTTAGCTACAGCCTCCCAACCTTGAATTTGCCGAGTGGTTCCGTCCCGGTATTTGAGTTGGAATGGTTGCTCGACACGTCGCTTGGACCAGTATTCTGAAATGGTCTTCGATTGTTTGGCCCGCTGCTCCTCGTCCCAACGAGGCTTTGGGACTTGTAATTTGACCAGTTCGAGCAGTTCTTGTGGCGCTTGGCGCTTGGCGCTTGGAAGCGCATCCACCAAGTGTTGGAGCAAATTGATAAGTTCTGGGGCCATGGTCTTTCTCCTGTAAAGTGACAAATCATATTCTATATTGAATGACCTGTAAACTACACTACCGCTACAGAACTACTCAGCTACGGGGCGCCCTATTCTCTACTCCTCTCTTTCTAAATATATATCTTTATTTCTTTCTTTACTTTAGAAAGATAGAAAGAGAAGAGGACTGTAGTTTATGTAGTTTCTGAAAAACTCCTTACAGATTAACAACTTACGCTACTACAGAACTCGCTACACAGGCCGTGGCCCCGCCGCGGTGTAGTGGGCCTCCCACCTATGTACGAGAGGCTCCACATGTGTTAGAGCGGTTTACGCCACGGTGGAAACAAGTTACGATCCGCCCATTCGTGAATTTGATTCACAACTTTTCTTTGTGGAGTGGGCCTATGGCAGTTGGTGGAGCGCGACCAGGAGCAGGGCGGCCGAAAGGTCGGACCAACTCCGTCACCGCCGAAGCCCGCAAGGTCGCTGCTGAGTCCGGGATGCTGCCCCACGAGTGGTTGTTGAAGGTGTCACGCGGCGAGCCCATTGAGCAGAAGCGTTGGAAGATCATCTACGACAAGCAGGGCAACGAGAAAGGTCGCGAGCTGATCACCGAAGAGGTATATGCTGACTTCCCCACCCGCATCGATGCCGCAAAAGCCGCCTCCCCGTACTACGCACCTCGCCTTGCCGTGCAAAACGTCTCGATCACTGGCAACACTGACGCCGTGTCTGAGACCCTGAAATCCATCGCGGAGAAGCTGCCTGTATGAGCGAGCTTCAGGCCATCAACCCAGCTCACGCGCAGGACATTGCCCGTTGGTACCCGCTGACTGAGCACCCGGTGCAGACCTCTTTGGTCAATGACCCAGTGCGGTTCAAGGTGGTCCCGGCTGGTCGCCGGTCAGGCAAGACAGAACGCGCCAAGCGCTTCGTGGTTCGTGAGGCCATGCGGGAACCCGGCCCCTACTTCGTAGCTGCTCCCACTCGGGACCAAGTCAAGCGGATCTACTGGGCCGACCTCAAGCGCCTGTGCTTCACCTCAGTCTTGGGCGACCGCTCAGTGAGCGAGTCTGAGCTACAGATCCGCCTCCCCAACGGCAGCACGATCAGCCTTATCGGTCTTGACCAACCTCAGCGCATGGAAGGTGTGTTCTGGGCTGGCGGCATCATCGACGAGATTGCTGACGTACGCGAAGGTGCTTGGGAGGAGAACATCAGCCCAGCCCTCGACACGTTCAACCCGACCAAGCCTGACTATCGCGCATGGTGCTGGTTGATCGGTGTACCTGACGGCTTGAACCACTACTACGAGATGGCCGAGTACGCCAGGACCAGCAATGATCTTGACTGGAAGCTGTACACGTGGAAGTCGGCCGACATCCTGCCTGCTGACGTCATCGAGGCCGCCAAGCGCCGCATGTCGTTGAAGCAGTTCCGCCAGGAGTACGAAGCCAGCTTCGAGACGGCTGCGGGCAAGGTCTACGAGGACTATGGCCCTGAGAACGAGACGAATGAAACCATCAAGCCCCATGAGCAACTCATGTGGCACCACGACTTCAACTACACGCCCATGTCGTCTGGCATCGGTGTGCGTCGTGGCGATGACTTCTACATCCTCGACGAGATCGTGCTCCAGTCCGCAGTGGCTCGGCAATCGGCCCTTGAGTTCGTGGAGAAGTTCAAGAACCACAAAAACCGGACTGTCATCGTGTATGGTGACCCAGCAGGCCGAGCCGGTGAGAAGCACGGCCACGCCTCGGACTACACTGAGATCGAAGGTGTGCTGAAGTCGAACAACTGGACCGTGGTGCGCAAGGTCAAGAACGCAGCTCCTGCCATTCGTGATCGCCAGAACGCCGTGCGTGCCAAGATTTGCAACGCGGCTGGGAAGCGTAGTCTCTTCGTGAACCCGGTCACGGCACCTTACGCTCACAAGGGCTTGGCCACCGTGCAGATCAAGAAGGGTTCTACCTTCCTTGAGGAGGATGGCGAGTATCAGCACATCACGACGGCCATCGGCTACTGCGTCGACCACGAATGGCCAGTGCGTCCGGAACCCAAGAAGATCGATGCAACTCCGGTCGCCTCTGTCCACCATTTCAACAGGAACTAAACCATGGCCCGAATGTCAAAAGCCGAGCGCCACGCGCAAATCCACTATGAAGCCATGGTGGAGTTCGACAACATCCAGTCCGCCTTGCGCGACGAACGGTTGCAGTGCCTCCAAGACCGCCGCTTCTACTCGATCGCTGGTGCCCAGTGGGAAGGTCCGCTGGCCAAGCAGTTCGAGAACAAGCCGAAGTTCGAGGTTAACAAGATTCACCTGTCGGTCATTCGCATCATCAACGAGTACCGCAACAACCGCATCACCGTCGACTTTGTGAGCAAGGAAGGCGCAGAGTACGACAAGCTGGCCGACACCTGCGACGACCTGTACCGCGCCGATGAACAAGACAGCGTGGCCGATGAGGCCTATGACAACGCCTTTGAGGAGGCCGTGGCTGGCGGCATCGGGGCTTGGCGCCTGCGGACTGAGTACGAGAACGACGAGGATCCAGAAGACGAGCGCCAGCGCATCCGCATCGAGCCGATCTTCGACGCCGACAGCTCGGTGTTCTTTGACCTGAACGCCAAGCGGCAAGACAAGTCCGATGCCAAGCGCTGCTTCGTGCTGACCGCCATGACCCGCGATGCTTACGCCGAGGAGTGGGGCGACGACCCGGCCAGCTGGCCCAAGGAAGTGCACCAATGGGAGTTTGACTGGCTCACACCTGACGTTGTCTTCGTGGCCGAGTACTACCGCGTCGAGGAGACCCGTGAAACTGTGCAAGTGTGGCAAGATTTGGCTGGCGGCGAGGAGCGCTACTTCGATGGCGACTTCGAGAAGGATCCGGAGCTGCTGACTAAGCTCGAGGCTGTTGGCAGCAAGCTGGTCCGCACCAAGCAGGTCAAGCGCCGCAAGGTGCGCAAGTACATCCTGAACGGCGCCCGTGTGCTCGAGGACTGCGGCTACATCGCCGGCAAGTACATCCCCATCGTTGTGGTGTATGGCAAGCGCTGGTTCATCGACAACGTCGAGCGCTGCATGGGTCACGTGCGCCTAGCCAAGGATGCTCAACGCCTGGCCAACATGCAACGGTCCAAGCTTGGCGAGATCAGCGCCTTGTCCTCGGTGCAGAAGCCGATCCTGACTCCTGAGCAGATCGCGGGCCACCAAGTCATGTGGTCTGAGGACAACATCAAGAACTACCCCTACCTGCTGATCAACCCGATCACTGACATGAACGGCAACCAGACTCTTGCCGGTCCTGCCGCCTACACCAAGTCGCCTGACGTGCCTCCGGCCATGGCGGCTTTGCTGCAGATCACTGAGCAGGACATGCAAGACCTGTTGGGCAACCAGCAAGCGGCTGAGAAGCTCGAATCTAACATCTCGGGCAAGGCAGTTGAGCTGATCCAGAACAAGCTCGACATGCAGGCCTTCATCTACATGAGCAACTTCGCCAAGGGCGTCCAGCACTGCGGTGAAATCTGGCTCAGCATGGCCAAAGAGGTCTACGTCGAGGAAGGTCGCAAGATGAAGGGCATCGGCGAGCAGGGCGAGATGAGCCAAGTCGAGCTGGTCAAGCCCATGATCGGCGAAGAAGGCGAGGTCGAAGTTGAGAACGACCTGTCTGAGGCTGAGTTCGACGTGGCTGTGCAGGTTGGCCCGTCCAGCTCCAGCAAGCGCGCCGCCACCGTCCGCGCCCTGACCGGCATGATGCAGATCACGCAGGATCCTGAGACGCTGCAGGTGCTGTCGGCCATGGCCATGATGAACATGGAAGGCGAGGGCATCACCGAGGTGCGTGACTACTTCCGCAAGAAGCTGCTGCGCCTGGGTGTCGTCGAACCGACTGATGAGGAGAAGCAAACCCTCATTCAGGAAGCTCAGAACGCCAAACCTGACGCCCAGACTCTGTACCTGCAGGCTGCGGCCCAGGAGGCTGAGGCCAACGCCCAACGTTCGCGTGCCGACACCGTGCTCACGGTCGCTAAGGCCGAGGAGACCAAGGCCAAGACCCTCAAGACCGTGTCTGAGGTCGACGCCATGGACCAGAAGCAGGCGCTGGAGGTCATTGACCGATTCGGCGTGGCACCGCAGCCAAGTCCAGAAGTTTCTGTGGTGGCGGTCGAACCGCCTCCGCAAGTATAAGTTATGCGGCACCCACCCAGCCGCTTCTTTGGGTGAGTTGATACATGGGTCCACTATGGGAAAAAAGGCAGTAACGGTCGAACCACCGATCGTCGAGGACGATGAGGTTGCGACGCTCGATGACGAGCAGCAGAGCACCGAAGCTGGTGAGGGCGAGGAAGCGAAGGCGACCGAGCAAGCCGCTGGCGAAGGTGAGCAGCAAGTCGACGGGCAGGCAGCTGAGTCTGATGACGATGAAGTTGTGGTCTCGATTGGTGAGGAATCGCCGCCTCAAGACGAAGCAGCTCATGCACCTGAATGGGTACGAGAACTGCGCAAGAAGAACCGCGAAGATCAGCGTCGCATCAAAGAACTTGAAGACGAGTTGAAACGAGCCAAAGCACCTGCTGAGACCAAGCCGGCAGCGCTGGGCAAGAAACCAACTCTCGACGACTTTGACTACGACACTGAGAAATTCGAGCAGGAGTTGGCCGCCTGGTACGACCGCAAGCGAGCAGCCGATGAGGCTGAGCGCAAAGCGCGTGAGAAAGAACAGGAAGCTGAGCAAGCTTGGAAGAAGAAGCTCGATGACTATGGCAAGGCGAAAGCCGAGCTCAAGGTCAAGGACTTCGATGACGCCGAGTTGGCCATGCAAGACCAGTTCAACGTCACGCAGCAAGGCATCATCGTGCAAGGAGCTGACAACCCCGCTCTCGTGGTCTACGCGCTGGGCAAAAACCCGAAGAAGGCCAAGGAGCTCGCATCAATCACCGACCCCGTGAAGTTCGCTATTGCGGTCGGCAAACTGGAGACTCAATTGAAAGTGACCAATCGCAAAGCACCGCCTCCGCCTGAAAAGACGCTCCAGGGAACTGGACCTAAATCTGGCGCGGTGGACTCAACCCTCGAGCGGCTCCGTGCCGACGCCGAGAAGACCGGAGACTACACCAAGGTCCTTCAGTACAAACGGCAGAAGCGCGAAGCAACCAAATCTTGATCTTGAAATAGGAGCCAAACATGGCAAACGCATTTAGCAAAGAAGAACGCGTCGCGTTCGAAAACCTTCTGGAAGGCTTCCAGGACGCCCTGGTGCTGTCGCGCAACGTCAGCATCTACAACACCGACTCCACCATGATGGAGCGCACCAACAACGTCATCTGGCGTCCGATGCCGTACATCGCCCAGTCGATCAGCTCGACTCCCGGCGTGTCGATCGCAGGTTCGTACCAGGACATGACCCAGCTGTCGGTTCCGGCCACCCTCGGGTTCAGCCGCACCGTGCCTTGGACCATGACTGCTCTCGAACTGCGCGACGCGCTGCAAGAGAACCGCCTGGGCGATGCTGCCAAGCAGAAGCTGGCCAGCGACATCAACCTCGCCATCATGAACGTGGCTGCTGCCCAGGGTTCCCTGGTGGTCGACGTCTCCGGTGCTGCCGGCGACTACGACGACGTGGCTCTGGCCGACTCGATCATGAACGAGCAAGGCGTGGTGAACTTCGACCGCTTCCTGGCCCTGTCTAGCCGTGACTACAACGGCCTGGCCGGCAACCTGGCGGCTGTGACCCGCAGCTTCGGCAACCAGAAGTCCGACCGCGCTTACGAGCGCAACTACGTCGGCATGGTGGCTGGCTTCGAGACCTACAAGATGGACTACGCCAACCGCATCGCTGCGGCCGGTGGTGGTGCCACCTTGATTGACACTCAAGCCGCAGCCAACAACTACCTGGTGCCGTCTGCCACCTCGACCGCCCTGACTGGCGAAACCCAGAACGTGGACAACCGCTTCCAGACCATCACCGTGGACAACACTGGTGGCATCGTGGCTGGTGACGCGTTCACGATCGACGGTGTCGAGGCTGTGCATCACATCACCAAGCAGTCGACTGGCCAACTGAAGACCTTCCGCGTCGTTCAAGTTGTCGACGGTACCCATCTGGTCATCACCCCGGGTATCATCAGCAACCAGGGTGGCACGGACGCCGAAGCTCAGTACCAGAACTGCATCGTGACTCCTGCCGCAGCCGCGCCGTTCACCTGGCTCAACGCCAACGCCACGAACATCAACCCGTTCTGGCAGCGTGACGCGCTGGAGATCCTGCCCGGCCGCTACGCCGTCCCGACCGATGCAGGCACCGCAGTGATGCGCGCCAGCACCGACCAGGGCATCGAGCTGGTCATGCAGAAGTGGTACGACATCAACAGCATGACGACTCTGTACCGTCTCGACACGCTGTTCGGTGTGGTCAACAAGCAGCCTGAGATGAGCGGCATCCTGCTGTTCAACCAGTAAGCAACTGAGGATGGGAGGCTTCGGCCTCTCTCCTCTCCATTAAGGAGACCACCATGCCGTTGAAAAAGGGTTACTCGCAGAAATCCATCTCAAGCAACATCAGCAAGGAGATGAAGGCCGGCAAGCCTCAAAAGCAAGCCGTGGCAATTGCATTGAGCACTGCACGTGAGGCGGCCAAGAAGGCCGGCAAACCAGGCAAGGCTCCGATGAAGAAGGGGAAGAAATGAGTTTTCCATCACTCGTCTACCGTTGCCCTGGTCCACACCGGAAGCCAGGTCAAGGCACCTACGCCTACGCCCAGGTCAAGACTCAGGAAGAACTCGACGCCAAGCTTGCGTCTGGTTGGTTTGCCACCTTCGACGAGGCCAAAGAGGCCGCAGGCGAGGTTGCTCCGAGCAAGAAACCATCGAAAAAGTCTGGACGCCGCCTTAAACCGTCGCGCCCGCTTGATGGCGTGAACCGCCGACTGCTGCCCAAACCCACCGAGCAGACTCAAGAAGCCGTGGAAGAGGCCAAGGACGACCAACCTGCGACCCGCGATGAGCTTGAAGCCAAGGCCACTGAGCTCGGCATCGCGTTTACTGACAAGACAACTGACGCCAAACTGCTGAAGTTGATCACCAAACACCTGGAGAGCTGATATGGGCTGGACTAAGCGCCAATTCGTGACGCAAGCATTTGAAGAAATCGGGCTGGCTGCTTACGTCTTCGACCTGCAGCCTCAGCAACTTGACAGCGCCCTGCGCAAACTCGACGCTATGATGGCTTTGTGGAATGGCAAGGGCATCCGGTTGGGTTACCCGCTGCCGTCGAGTCCACAAGACAGCAACCTTGATGAGGAAACCCTGGTCCCCGACTCAGCCAACGAGGCCATTTACACCAACTTGGCCCTGCGGATTGCCGGAGGTCTTGGCAGACAGCCTCAGGACGTGACCAAAGCGGCCGCCAGGGCTGGTTACGAGGTCTTGCTCTCACGAGCTGCCATGCCGATGGAACAGCAGTTCCCTGGGACCCTTCCTGTTGGCGCAGGGAACAAACCTTGGAACAACTACGACAACCCGTTTGTCAACCCGCCTGTGGACCCGGTGCTTGCCGGCCAAGACGGTCCGATCCAATTCAACTAAGGAGCTGTCATGCCTCAAATCAATCAACTTCCGGTCCTCAGTCAGGTCTCGCCTGGCGACCAGATCCCTGTCTTTACGCCGAACAACGGCGACGCGCGCCGCCTGCCGATCAGCCAGCTACTGGCGTTCTTCCAGCAGTCATTCGCCAGCCCGACATTGTCGACCCAGTTCGCCACACCTGGCACTGGTTTCAACGTCGCCATCCAGACGCCTGTCAGCGAGCAGCAGTGGTTGATCATTCAGCCTGCCGGCACGCTGGCCACCGGCACAGTCACCCTGCCGCTGAACACGCAGACGCCTGATGGCACCGAGGTGCTCATCACGACCACGCAGCAGATCACAGCCTTCACGCTGGCATTGAACGGGGCTGCTGCGGCGTTTGGCGCGCCCAGTACGTTGTCGGCCGAGGACTTCTTCCGTGTGCGCTACTACGCCAACACTAATTCTTGGTATCGGATTGCCTGATCATGGCCACCAAGAAAGATCCTCGACTGGACCGCGCAGGTGTGCAGGGTTTCAACAAGCCCAAGCGCACGCCTTCGCATCCTACCAAGTCGCATGTCGTCGTGGCCAAAGCTGGCGATCAAGTCAAGACCATCCGCTTCGGTCAGCAAGGCGTGTCTGGCTCGCCAAAACGCGAGGGCGAATCGAAGTCTGACAAGGCGCGTCGAGAATCTTTCAAGGCCCGTCATGCCAAGAACATTGCCAAAGGCAAGATGAGTGCTGCCTACTGGGCAGACAAAGTGAAATGGTGACCTGAATGCAAATCCCAATCGTCAACGGCATCTACACTGACAACGGACCTGACCTGCGCACGTCGTATCCGGTCAACATGGTGCCCACACCGAAGAAGCAGGGCGTCAGCAACGGCTACCTGCGCCCGGGCGATGGCATTGTTGCCAACGGTTCTGGTCCTGGCGCGGATCGTGGCGGCATCAACTGGAACGGCACGTGTTACCGCGTCATGGGCACGAAGTTGGTAACAGTGGCCAGCAACGGCGCTGTGACGGTACTTGGTGACGTCGGTGGCCCAGTCAACACGTTGGTGACGATGGACTACAGCTTTGACCGCCTGGCCATCGCCTCTGGTGGCCGCCTGTACTACTGGAACGGCGCGCTCACACAGGTGACCGACCCAGACCTGGGCGTGGTGCTCGACTTCTGCTGGGTCGACGGCTACTTCATGACGACTGACGGGACCAACCTAGTCGTCACCGAGCTCAATGACCCGACGCAGGTCAACCCGCTCAAGTATGGCTCGTCTGAGGTCGACCCAGATCCGGTAGTTGCCCTGCTCAAGTTGCGCAACGAGGTCTACGCGCTGAACCGCAACACCATCGAAGTATTTGACAACGTCGGCGGTGACTTCTTCCCGTTCCAGCGCATCGACGGTGCTCAGATCCAGAAGGGTGTCATCGGCACCTTTGGTTGCTGCGTCTACATGGAGATGATCGCGTTCCTAGGCTCAGGTCGCAACGAGGCACCCGGCATCTACATGGGTTCGAATGCTTCAGCCAACAAGATCAGCACGCAAGAGGTCGACGAGATCCTGTTGCAGTTCACTGAGGCCCAGCTAGCCGCCGTCAAGTTGGAAGCGCGCAACGACAAGAACCACCAGCATCTGTACGTGCACCTACCTGACCGCACGTTGGTCTATGACGCGGCCGCCTCGGCTGAGATGGAGGTGCAGGTCTGGTTTACGTTGACAACGACGATCGTGGGGTTCAGCCAGTACCGCGCGCGCAACCTGGTCTGGGCCTACGACAAGTGGTTAGTAGGCGATCCTCAGTCAAGCAACATCGGCTACCTTGACGACACCGTCGGCAACCACTGGGGCCAACCAGTGCGCTGGGAGTTTGGCACGACGATCGTGTACAACGAGGGCAATGGAGCCATCTTCAGCGAACTTGAACTTGTCGCCTTGACTGGTCGCGTCTCGCTCGGCGTTGACCCGATTATCACCACTAGCTACTCGCTCGACGGCTTGGCTTGGAGTCAAGATCAGTCCATTCGTGCCGGTAAGATCGGCCACAGTCTGAAGCGCCTGCTCTGGTTGCAGCAAGGGTTTATGCGCAACTGGCGGGTCCAGCGGTTCCGCGGTACGAGTGATGCCCACTTGGCATTCATGCGGCTTGAAGTTCAAGTCGAACCACTGGCGTACTGATCATGGCAACGCAAAAGCTCAACCTCACTCGCGACCAGCTCGCCACGTTCCTCAAGAACCACGAGCAGATCAAGCAATTCGAGAAGCTGTTTCAGATCGCCGACGAGATATCTCCGGCCACCGATACGCAGGGCATCGGCATCCAGGCAGGCAACGCTGACGCAGCGGCCAACGAGGCACTGGCCCAGATCGTCAGGTTGGCACAAGACGCTGCGATCAACAGCGGCGCGGCCGACCAGAAGGCTGTACAGGCCCTGGACATACTCGAACGCGTAGCTCAGGCGTTGGCCTACCTCGCAACAACTCCAGTCGTGCAGAACAACAACTCGGTAGTGGCGGATTACGTTGATCTAAATGCAGCACCGCACGCCAATCGAATCCGCAGACTGGCGTGGAACTCAACCGACCAAGCGCCGGAGGTCGGAATGGATTACGACGTGACTCAGCAGATCGGTCTGGAGTGGTACGCCCGTGTCGGAAATACCACAGGTGTCACGATCCCGAACGGCACGGTGGTCGGCTTTGCCGGTGCAACACCTAACGCGCTTCTTGTTGCCCCATACCTCGCCGACGGCTCTAGTCCGTCCCTGTACATCCTCGGCGTGATGACCCATGACCTGCCTGACAGCGGCGAGAAAGGTTATGCAACAGTCTGGGGCTTCGTGCGCGACCTGGACACCAGCGCGTTCAGCGTTGGAGACATTCTCTACGCCAGTCCGTCCGTTGCAGGTGGCCTCACGAACGTCAAACCGACGGCGCCGAACAACGTCATCCCGGTCGCTGCATGCATCGTGTCTGATGCGGCTGCTGGAGTGATTTTTGCGCGTCCGACCATCGAACAGCAGAAATATTACGGCATCTTCACCAAGACGACAGACCAGACGCCGGCGGTGATCAACACCGAATACCTGCTGACGTTTGACAACACGCAGATCAGCAACGGCGTGGCCATTGGCGCCCCGGCATCCAGGATCATTGTCCCAGAATCCGGCCTGTACAACTTCGACGCGACCGTGCAATTGACCAGCGGAAGTTCGTCGGCAAAGAACATCTGGGTGTGGTGGAAGAAGAACGGCGCAGCAGTGGCCAATTCTGCCCGCCTGGTGACTTCGGACGTCAACAATGGCTACATCCCGATTGCGCTGAGCGAGTTTTTCTCGCTGGCTGCCAACGACTACATCGAGTTGGCGTTCGCGGCAGACAGCACCAACGTGACTGTCGACAGCGTGGCTGCAACGGCATTTGCTCCTGCGTCTCCCGCAATCATCCTCAACGTCACTCAAGTTCAACAGTAAGGAGAACATCATGTCCGTTTCAGTCAAAACCCTCATCGATGCCAAGCAGGCCGAGAACGCCCAGACCACCCAGTACACGGCTGTGAACTGCAAGACCATCATCGACAAGTTCACAGCCACCAACACCAGCGCCAACAACGTAACGCTGAGCGTAAATCTTGTGGGGTCTGGAGGGTCGCCAGGCGTCAGCAACCTCATTGTGGACGCCAGGACCGTGGCGCCTGACGAGACCTACACCTTCCCTGAGCTTGTGGGCCAGGTGCTGGAGCCAGGCGACTTCATCTCCACATTAGCTGGCGCTGCCACGTCGCTCACAATCCGTGCCAGCGGCCGCGAAATCACCTGAGTATTTACAACTAGGCGGATTCGTAGTAGGATCCATCCTAGTTGTGAACCAGATTCACAACAGCTGAGCCGATCGATCGAGCAGCCAGCAGCTCACAACCGCCCTGAACAAGGAGAATGTGGATGCTGGCTGTCGCTGTTTCTGAAGGTATCACTGAGAACCACCTGCAAGAGGTGTACTCTGATGCCTACATCACCAAGGTTGGTCACGACCACCGCCCGGCTGCGCCCATTCACCACCCTCTGGTCACCTACCTGACCGCGACGGTTGACGGCAAGTTTGCCGGCGCCTTTATGGCCATCCAGCAAACATCTGTGGAGTTAGAACTCCACTCGCTGTTGAAGAAATCAGCAGTCCCACATTCTCGTCGGCTTGGCCGCGAGTTCCTACGCTGGGCCTTCGAGTCACGCCCCATCTTGCGCGTGACTGCATACATCATTGAAGGTCTGGAATCAGCAAAAAACTACTGCCTCAAGCTCGGGATGAAACTCGAGGGCTTTCGCCGTGACGCCTGCGTTCAAAGTGGCCACGTGAAAGGCCTCTACATCTTGGGCATGACGCGTCAAGATTGGAGCCAAGTATGAGTTTCATCGGAGACTTCATCGGTGACGTCGTCGGTGGCATCACCGGCGCAAAACAAGCTGGGCAAGCAGCCGAACAGGCTGGCCAGCTTCAGTACCAGGCCTCGATGGCCGGTGTCGAGGAGCAGCGTCGCCAGTTCGACAAGTTGGTCGAACTCATGGCCCCGTACGTGGCCGCAGGCGAAGGCGGCATGGCCGGCCAACAGGCTTTGGTTGGTCTCAAAGGACCTGAAGCTCAGCAGCAAGCCATCTCGGCACTGGAGCAGTCGCCTGAGTTCGCCAGTCTTGTCCAACAAGGCGAGAACGCGCTGTTGCAGCAAGCGTCAGCCACAGGTGGTCTGCGTGGTGGCAACACGCAAGCAGCACTTGCCCAGTTTCGCCCGCAGATCCTGTCAGCCCTCATCGAACAGCAGTACGGCCGCCTCGGTGGTTTGACCAAGATCGGTCAGGCTTCGGCCGCCGGCCAAGCTGCCGCCGGCATGGAAACGGGTTCTAACGTAGCCAACCTGCTGCAGCAAGGTGGCGCCGCCCAAGCAGGTGCCGCCATCGCAGCCGGCAGCGTGCCTCGCCAGACGTTCGGTGACATCCTGAAGATCGGTGGCACGGTCGCAGGCTTCTTCTAAGGACAACGAACATGGCAATCAACCCCCCGCAAGGTCCGATCAACTACATGGCAGCAATGCCACAAATTGACCTGGGCCAAAGTCTTCTCGAAGGTCTGAAACTTGGTTCTGGCATTCGTCAGATGCGTGAGCAACGCGCTGAGACTCAACGTGTTGAAGAAGCACGCGTTCAGTACGCCAAGGACCTGCAGGCCACTCTCGACAATCCAACGCCTCAAGCATTCGCCGCCTTGTCGGCCAAGTACCCACAGCAGCGCGAGGCGTTTAAGCAGTCGTGGGAGATGTTGAACAAGGACCAACAGGACTCTGAGTTCCTGGCTGGTTCCCAGGCGTTCAACGCCATCCGCAGCGGCAATGTGCAGGTGGCCAAGGACCTGCTTGACCAGCGCATCGCGGCCATGGAGAACAGCGGCCAACCTACGCAGAAGATGCAGGCTATGCGTCAAGCTCTTGAGGGCGACCCCAAGGTTGTGCAAAGTCAACTTGGTTTGGTGCTGTCGGCTGTTGATCCCGACCGCTGGACGAAGTTCGCCACCGGCAGCACGGCCCTTGAGAAGGCAGGCGCTGAGTTGACTGAGTCGCAGGCCAAGGCCCAATCTGCTGCTGTGGGCGCTAAGTTCGCTGAGTCGAACGCCGCCCTTGACATCCAAAAGAAGGGTTGGGACATCACCAAGATTCAGGAAGACATTAAGATCGCCAAGCAGAACGCTGGCATCGCTGCGCTCAACGCTCAGATCTCTCGCGAGGGCAACGACCTCAAGAGGCGTGAACTCCAACTCAAGGTCCAAGAGATGGAGCAGAAGCGTGATGAAGCGGTTCGTGGCAAGGTAGCTGAGGCCAGCACGGCGGCCGCCCAAGCCGACAACCTGCTCAACACGGTCGAGAAAGCGCTCAACATGTCGGTCACTGGACGTGACAAAGCTGGCAAACCGACTGGCTTCACCGGCACGGTCACGTCGGCCACCGGGCCGATTAGCTCGCGTATGCCCACGCTCAGTCAGGACGTGGCCGATTTTGAGGAAATGATCAACACGCTGGGCAGCCAAATCACCATGTCCCGCATCGGTGAGATGAAAGGCGCCCTGTCTGACAAGGACTTGGCCACTCTCCAGTCGTCACTGCAGTCGCTCAGTCTGCGTCAGTCACCGCAGCAGTTGGTCAACAACCTGCTCGAGGTGCAACGCCTGACCCAGAAAGCACGCAAGAACACCATGGACAAGTTTGGCGCACCTGCCACGTTGTCCGTGCCTGACACGCCTGCTGCCCAACCGAGCCCTGCTGAGATTGATGACCTCGTCAAGAAATACGGAGGCGGCCGCTAATGGCAACCCTTCAAGAACTTGAGCGGGCTTTGGTCAATGCTGACCGGTCCGGAGATACTGACGCAGCACGCAAGTTGGCTGCAGTCATCTCGCGCGCCCGCCAGGACGTCGTTAACCAGATCCCAGACACCACTGTGGCTGAGACGATGCCTCAGTACGTCGAACCCACCGTCGGCGAAAAGATCGTCGGTGCCGGCGAGACCGCGCTGACCTTGGCAACCGGGGCAACTGGCGGCACTGTCGGTATGATCGGTGGCACCCTCAAGGGCCTGGCTGAGCAGATCCTGTCTGGCAAGTTTGGTACGCCAGAAGCTGCCAAACTGGTTGAGCAGGAGGCCATGAAAGGTGCCCAGGCACTGACCTACGCGCCTCGGACCGAGGCTGGTCAGGAAATGGCGCGTGAGACTGGCCAGTTCTTGGCTGAGACCATCCCGCCAGTCATCCCCGTCGTCGGTCCACCTGGTGCTGTCATGTCTGGCATCCGCACCGCACAGCCTGCCGTGGCTACGACTGCCCGCCAAGCCACAACTGCAGCCCGCCAAGCGGCCGCACCCGTCGTGCAAGCGGTCAAGGAGACGGCCCAGACCGCCGCCAGCAAGGCGAAGCAGGCAGTAGGTCTGGAAGTACCTCCTCGCGCAACCCCTGGTACCCCAGGTTCAGCAGGCGCAGCAGGCGTTGACATGGCAACCCAACGGGCTATGAAGGCCCAGGAGCTGCCTGTCCCTATCAAGTTGACTGAGGGCCAGAAGACACGCCAGTTCGAGGACGTCCGCTTCGAGCGCGAGACCGCCAAGCTGCCTGAGGTTGGTGAACCGTTGCGCGAACGCTTTGCCCAGCAGAACCAGCAACTGCGCCAAAACCTCGACGCCTTCATCGACATGACTGGTGCCCAGGTCGGTGAGTCTGAGTTCCGCCGTGCGACTGGTATGGCGGTCAACGAGGCGCTTCGCAGCCGCGCGGCTCGCGACAAGGCCCGTATCCGCGTCCTCTACAAGGAGGCCGAGAAGGCCGGTGAGCTGGCCAGTCCAGCCAACCTGTCGCCGATCGCCGACTACCTGAACCAAAACCGCGCCGGCCGCTCGTCGGCCCCCATCATGGGCACCTTCGCTGAGGAGCTCAAGGTGCAGGGTATTGGAGCTGGTTCGCTAGCCGATGGCACCTTGCAGATCGGCGAGGTCAGTCTTGGCCAGGCCGAGGCTCTGCGCAAGGCGATCAACCGCTTCGTCAAGAGCAATGACCCCAACGACGTGCGGGTCGCTAGTGAGCTCAAGCAGTTGATCGACACCCAGACCGAGGGGCTCGGCGGCAACCTGTACCAGCAGGCCCGCGCGGCCCGCGCTCGCTACGCGGCCGACTACGAGAACATCGGTTTGGTGAAGAACCTACTTGGTTTCAAGCGTGGCACCACTGACCGCGCCATCGCGTTGGAGGAGGTGCTCAACCGATCGATCATCGACCCTGGAACCTCGCTTGACACCGTCCGCCAGATCCGTCGGTTGCTCCAGACCGAGGGTCCTAAGGGCATGCAGGCTTGGAAGGAGTTACAAGGCGGGACGCTCCAGTACATCAAGGAAGAGGCCCTGCGCAACGTGGCACCTGATCAGTTCGGGAACCGTATCGTGTCGCCAACTCAGCTTGACCGTGTCATCACCAACCTCGACAAGAACGGCAAACTCGACTTCGTCTTTGGTAAGAAGGGCGCCGAACAGTTGCGCACCATCAACGACGTGGCCAAGGATGTGCTGACTGTGCCGCCTGGCACAGTGAACACAAGCAACACAGCCAGCGTGCTTGCCGGCCTGATGGACGTGGCCATCTCAGGTACGTCAGGCGTGCCTGCACCTGTCATGACTAGTTTCCGCTTGATGACCAAAGGCATCAAGGACGCAAAAACTCGGGCCCGCGTCAAGCGGGCACTAGGAGAATGAGGATGACTCGATGCACACGATTCGCAAATGGATCGCATGGCTGCTTGCGTGGCTTCGATCATTCTTCCAGCCTGAACCAATCAAAGGAGAACCAGTAATGTCCGCACTCAGCATTCAGCCGCCGTATCCAACATTTCAAGAGACGGATGGCTTGCCATTGGAGAACGGTTACATCTGGATTGGCACCGCCAACCTTGACCCGCAGACCAACCCGATCAACGTTTACTTTGACGCTGCACTAACCATCCTTGCGCCTCAGCCAATCCGCACGCTGGCTGGCTACCCTGCCAACAGCGGCACACCTGCCAGGCTGTACGTCAACAGCGACTACAGCATTCAGGTGCAGAACAAGACCGGCAGCGTGGTCTACAGCGCACCGGCTGCGACTGAGCGATACAGCGATGCCGTGATCAGCAACATCAACGCCAGCCAAGTCATCTACGACCCCGCAGGCTCCGGAGCAGTCGCCACCACCGTACAAGCCAAACTGCGCGAAACCGTCAGCGTCAAAGACTTCGGTGCTGTAGGTGATGGCATCACCAACGACACGGCAGCGTTTCAGAATGCAGTGAACTCGCTGGCCAATGGTGGCACGGTCTACATGCCTGCAGGCACTTACCTGCTCGACAGCGTTGACATCCCGCACGAGCCGATAACGATTCAAATGATCGGTGCAGGAACATCGGCGACCATTCTGCTGATGAACAGCCCTACAAGCCCAGTCATTCGCACTCTGCCTTTTGTTGGACTGTACAGAAACACAGGCTCTGTGTTCAGTGACTTTGCAGTCAAAGCACATCCTCTTGGCTCTGCCAGCAACCTGAACCACATCGCCATCGATTGCGAGAGCTTCTCAGAAGTCACGTTCAGAAACCTGCGATTCATATCCAACGGCAGCGGATCGTGCGGCATCTTCATTCGCGTGATTGGTGGACCGAACAGATTCACATACGCAGTCCACATCGAGAACTTGATCGTGGCCGGTAACGTGGGACCAAATTACGTCGTCAAGACTGATGATGGCGGTGGTGGTGTTTTCACAAACCCGAACCTTGTCTATATCAGCAAGTGCTGGATATACGCCAACAGCAACATGGTTGCTGCCTTTGATATGTCCTGCTGCAGCGAGTACACCATTGACCGCAACTTGGTTGAATCCACTGGCAACTATGGCGTTATCTTAGGTGCTCGTGGCCGCATCTCTGACAACTGGTTTGAAAGTCAAGCAATAAGCCCGTTGCAATTTCAGGCTTCAACTATCGGCAGTCTTGATTCCAATGGAAACGTTATAACAGCCAATTATTTCAGCGGATATAGTGGCGCATTTGACATCAACACTTGTCTCGGAAATTTGTTTTTGGCAAACGAAGGTGGCGCGTACACATACTCCAAGTCGATCTCTGCTCCACTTAGCATATCAAAGGACAATTTCCCGGCAATTCCAACTGTCGCGCAAACATTTGGAACTGTAGGCGCATTGGCCTTGACGACGCAAGCTGTCACAAACCTACAGTCTGGAACTTACACGCTGGTTTATGGATTTACTCCAGGAAGTGCGTTGCAGCACAACGTCGGATTTACAGTTACTGCCCCTGCTGGGTTTGCGATTGCTTCAATCGTTGCGACTATCGGCGATCCAGTTCTTACTGGAACTGCGTATCCTTGTGGAGCACTTGGAGCAAGTAATGCGATATACGCAACAATTCCGAACAACAATCCATGCGTTTTGACCATTCAGGTCACGCTGCAATAAGGAGAAAATTATGGAACTCAAGTGGGAAATCAGGCAGCTCAATGTTATTCCTGAGCACAATGGCAAGAATGATGTTGTCTATTCTGTCGTCTGGATGCTGATCGCAGAAGATGGCGCATTTTCTGCATCTCATCAAGGCGTCATCAAAACCAACACAGATGATCTTGATCAGTTCATAGAGTACGAGAAACTATCTCGTGAGCATGTGATTCAATGGGTCATCGACAGCTTGTCGAGCGAAGAAAAACAGAAGGCACAAGACACTGTGATGGCGCAACTGAATGCTCAGAAAAACAGTTCTTGCATCAAATCCGGCACAACGCTGCCTTGGTCAACAAAATAAGGAGCATGAGATGCTGAAAACAGTTTCTTCAATCGCCAACGCCATCGGAGCGTTGAACTACAAAGGAACATGGAACGCCAGCACCAATAGCCCTGCGTTGGCGTCTGGTGTTGGCACCAAGGGTGACTACTACGTTGTCAGCGTGGCCGGTTCGACTTTACTGGACGGCCTCAGCAACTGGGGTGTTGGCGACTGGGCGACTTTCAACGGATCTGTCTGGCAGCGCGTGGAGGGTGGTGCAGACCTGAACGGAGTTACTCTTAACGTATCAGGTCAAGCAAATATTGGCGGCAGGCTTGGACTCAACAAAGCGTCACCAGCATACGGTCTGGACTATGTTGAAGGTGCGACATCTACAACGCAGCGGATGGCTACATCATCGGCTGCGGCAGGTGAGTGCGTGCAGCTTTTCGAGGTTTCAAACAACTTTAGCGGCATCAGCCAGTCTTTTGTGAAAGGCATTGGCTCAGGCAGTTCAGGTGTCAGCCAGTTGGCTTTTGGTGTTGCGATAACCTCCGGTGCGGTTACAGCCACCGATGTTGCTCGTTTTGACACCAGCGGCAACTTTCGTCCAAGCGCCGACAACGCATACAGCTGCGGGACTGGCCCTCTTCGCTGGTCTGTAATTTATGCAGCAACTGGAACCATCAATACATCTGACGCATCCACAAAAACGGTGCTTGGCTCTATTGATGATGCAGAAAAACGTGTTGCGCAGCGCATTAAGGCTGGTCTCAAAAAGTTCAAGTTCAACGACGCTATTGCTGAAAAGGGTGATGCGGCTCGAATCCATTGGGGTGTTGTTGCCCAGGACGTTCAAGCCGCTTTTGAGGCTGAAGGCTTAAACGCTGCTCAGTACGCAATGTTCTGCTCTGACACATGGTTTGAAAAAAACGGCGAGTACGTGCTGGACGAAGATGGTGAAATCATGACATCTGGCGATGTTCCTGATGGAGCAATCAAGGTCACAAGACTCGGCATCAGATACGAAGAGCTCCTGGCCTTCATCATTGCTTCAATTTAAGGAGAATCAAGCATGGCTACCAATTCCCAAATCGCATTTAACCCACAAGGCAAGACCGTCGTCGTGGCGGCTGCAGCCATCGCGCCTGCTGGCGTGCAGGCTCCTGTCTATGAGAAGTTCAACGCTCAGGCGACAGGCCAATACCGCTTTGTGAACGCAGGCACGAACACCGTGTTCTTGGGCACTGGCCCGACTGCTGCGCTGGCTCAGGCCGCTGCTGTTGCTCCTGTGGCTGGCGTTCCTTCGGATGCCATCGCTCTGGTGCCTGGTGCCGTGGAGATCATCCGCTTCAACATGGACACCTTCTTCAGCGGTCTGGCTTCTGCGGCGACCACGGTCTATGTCACTCCTGGCGAAGGCCTGTGATCTATGGACCAGGCCATCATCAACTGGTTGCTGGCAGGCTTCGGCGCTCTCATCGGCTTCATGCTCAACGCCGTGTGGCAAGCGGTGCAGGACTTGCAGTCAGCTGACAAGGTGCTTACCGAGAGGGTCGGCAGCATCGAGGTGCTGGTGGCCGGGGACTACCTTCGACGAGACGACTTCACGCACACGATCGAGGCGCTATTTGCCAAGCTGGACAAGATCGAAGACAAGCTCGACAAGAAGGTGGACAAGTGATGTACAAGCTCGGCCCACGCTCCCAGAGTCGCCTGAAGGGCGTGCATCCTGATCTGGTCAAGGTGGTCGAGCG